CACATAACCAAGATTTGGCACATGCTTACTTAATTCCAAATAGGGAGAAGCAATGGTGGTTAGATAGAATTGAAGATTGTGAATGGGATGTGGCTGATTTATGGTATAATCATGTATTCTACCATCACCCAAGACCTCGATATACAACTAACAAAATGTATTCAAATCAAGCCGAAGGATTTTCATTATTGGATTTAACAAATAAGACTTGGAAATGATATATAGCAACTTAACAAAAAATAAAAATAATATTGTAGATGTACAAAATAAAGTATTTACTCATTTTGTAAACGGACCTTTCGTTGAAATAACAGGAACAATTAATGAAGAATATAAAGTACAATTTATAGATAAATCTACAAACACAATACGATTTGAAACTAAAATTGGAAATAACAATTGGGCTAAATCTAATATAGAATATTGTATAGATTGGAAGGTTAGAGTACTTAGAAATGATGATGTATTTTATGAGCATGATTTTAATCCATCTGGTAAGAGAGTTTTTATATCAATGGGTTCAAAGGCTTTGGGAGATACATTAGCATGGTTTCCATACTTTGAGGAATTCAGAAAAAAACATAATTGTGAACTAATTGTTTCAACATTCCACAATAATATGTTTGAGGAACAATATCCTCATTTTAAATTTGTTAAACCTGGTTCTACTGTACAAAATCTATATGCAATGTATAATGTAGGTTTGTTCTATAATGATGATGGTAGTGTAAATGAATTAAAAAATCCAAACGATTTCAAAACTCAAACTATGCAAAAAATGGGTTCTGATATATTGGGTTTAGAATATAAAGAAATAAAACCACTATTACCAGCATCAAAAGTTAAAAAAGATGATAAACTAATCACAATAGCAATACATGGAACTGCTCAATCTAAATATTGGAACAATCCAACTGGTTGGCAAGAAGTAGTTGATTGGTTAAATGATAAAGGATATACAGTTAAACTACTATCTAAGGAAGGTGATAACTATATGGGAAACAAACACCCAACAGGTATTATAAAACACCCAGAAGGCCCATTAGAATCAGTTATGGATGAAATGAGAAAATCAAAAGCATTCATTGGTATTGGTAGTGGATTAAGTTGGTTAAGTTGGGCATTGGGAACAAAGACAGTTTTGATAAGTGGATTCTCATATGATTGGGCTGAAATGAAAGAGTGTGTTAGAATCACACCACCTAATGATAAGTGTGGTGGGTGTTTCAATAGATTAAAATTAGATGCAGGTGATTGGAATTGGTGTCCAGACCACAAAGGTACAAATAGACAATTTGAGTGTACTAAAGGTATCACATCGGAAAGTGTAATAAAAGAATTAGAAAAATTCCTATGATGAAGAAAGTTTGGATGAATGGTTGTTTTGATGTTTTACATCATGCACACTTTAGAATGATTGAGTTTGCATCTACCTTTGGTGAGTTGGTTGTAATTGGTATTGATTCGGATAGGAGAGTAACAGAGCTAAAAGGTGAAGATAGACCTTTTCATTCGGAGCAAGAACGTAAATATAATTTAGAAAGAATTAAAGGAGTTAGTAAAGTAATAATATTTGATTCAGAACCGATGTTAGAGGAAGCTATTAAAAGATATGAACCAGATGTTTTTGTTATTGGTTCCGATTATAAAGATAAAAATATAGTTGGTGAAGCTTATAGTAAATCAATGGTTTATTTTAATAGAATGGAAGATTTTAGTACAACAAAAATATTAACAAATGAGTAAAGTACTTTTAATAGGAGAGAGTTGTATGGATATTTTTATCTATGGAAATACTCCACGTCTTTCACCTGAAGGACCTGCACCTGTTTTTAATCCAATCAATGAAAAGTATAATGGTGGAATGGCATTAAACGTAGAATCCAATTTAGAATCGTTGGGTGTTAGCGTTGATATCATAACACATACATCAACTATAACAAAGACACGTTATGTACATGAATCATCAAATACATTATTATTAAGAGTAGATGAGGGTGATGATGTGAAACGAATTGATAAGGATACTTTACCAAAAAAATATTGGGAATATGATATGGTAGTTATATCAGATTATAACAAAGGATTCTTAACCGATGAAGATATAGCAAATATTGCATTTAATCATCCTAATACAATTTGTGATACCAAAAAGAAATTGGGAGAATGGTGTAGAGATTTAAAATTTATAAAATTAAATAGAACTGAATATTTAAATAACGAAACATTTATTAAAAATAATGAATGGATTAATGAAAAGCTTATAATTACACTTGATAAAGATGGATGTAGGTATAAAGATATGATATATCCAACTGAACAAGTTGAAATTATGGATATATCTGGAGCAGGTGATACTTTCGTAGCAGGATTCACTATGAAGTATTTGGAAAGCTCTAATATAGCTGAATCAATAACATTCGGAAATAAGTGTGCTTCTGAAGTAGTACAAAAAAGAGGAGTAACAATTATTACGAAAACATAATTTATGTATATTTATATATGAATTCAAAAAACAATTTTAATTAAAATAATATTATGGCAAACGAAGAAATTCAAAAAATCGAATTGGTTACTAGAGAACTAGGTGAAGATGTGGTAACCCCAATCAAAGAGGCTAATGATGAAATCTCTCAGATGGTTAATGTATTCGGACAACTTTATTTAAGAAGAAAAGAGTTAGAAGATGAAATGGTTAAACTTGAAGAAGGTTTAGAAAAAGCTGAAGCTGATTTTAAAGAAAAAAATGAATCTCTAAGAGGTTTAGTAAGTGAACTTGAAAAAGAATACCCAAGAGGACAGATTAATCTGCAGGAAGGTACAATCACATTTGACCCATCAATTAAAGAAAAGATGGCAGAGCAAATGGAAGTTGTAAAAGAATAAATTCTTATATTTATATAGTACAAAGTAAATAGTACTATTACAATGAATGATTTATCTAACTTTTTAGTAGAGAGTATATTATTGGAAGCGGACAGTGTAGACAACAAAGTTGTAGTTTACGCTGGCCGCTTTCAACCTTTTCATAAGGGTCATTATGCTACCTATAAGCATTTAGTAAGTAAGTTCGGTAAGAAAAATGTGTACATTGGTACATCAAATAAAACCGATAATAACAAATCACCATTTAACTTTAGAGAAAAGGTGATGATTATGAACAAAATGTTTGGTATTCCAAAAAACGTAATTGTTCAAGTAAAAAATCCATATGTACCAACTGAGGTACTTAAAAAATTCGATAAAGATACTACGGCATTTATCACAGTAGTTGGTAAAAAGGATGCTGGTAGATTGGGTAGTAGAGGTAAGTTCTTTACACCTTATAAAGATAACTTAGATTTCGAAGGATATGAAGATAAGGGGTATGTTTATATAGCTCCTCAACAATCTAATCCAATTAGTGGAACTGAAGTTCGTAATGGATTAAAATCAGGCTCAGATGAAGATAAGAAAGATTTCTTTTCAAAAAGAGCATATCCAAAATTTGATAAAAATGTATTTGATTTTATAACAAATACTTTGAATGAGGAAATCAATATATCTAATGAAATTATAGAAGATTGGTTAATTCAAAACATTGAACTAATTAAGGAAGCATCTCAAATACGTGGTGCTCAAGAAGCTGATGATGGACCTAATTACTTATTTCCAACATTCAGTTCATTTGATAGAGTTTCTCAAAAAAGAGCAGAAAAAATAGGATATACTGTTTTATCACAAATTATGAGTGATGATGATACTGATATAGACCCACATCCAATTTACCCAAATGGTCCTGTAAAAGCAGTAACTCCATTCCCTGCAGGTGTAATTGGTAAAACAACAGCAACAAACCAAAAAGATTTTTATGGTTCGCAAGCTTACAAACTATGGTTTAGGCATGTTACTCGATTAGCTACGTTAGTTGGGTATTCTGTATTAGATTCATTGGATAGTAAACATGATGAGATTGAGGCTAAGAAAACTAAAAGAGTAAAAGACCCTAATACAAATATAGTAAATGAAGATATTACCATTCCAATTAATATAGGTGATACTGTATTGGGTGGTAAGTTTAAAAACAAACGTATTGTAGTAAAAACAATAAGTAAAAACGAAAAAGGTGACATTACTATAAATGGTAAACCACTTTTAAAAGTTAGAATTATAGAAGAGGGTGTTTTAGTTGAATTTTCTGGAGAAGAGATTAGTTGTGAAAAATGTAATCATTCTTGGGAAATTGAATCCGATGATAACGAAAAGTATTTCTGTCATAATTGTGGATGGGATTCTCAGAAAAAAGAATACGATAAAGAGGCCTTAGCAGATTGGAAACGTGTTAACGAAGAATTATCTTCTGCTGATAGAACTCTAATTTATCAATTAACTACTAAAGCATTAAAGGCAATGCCAAAATCACAAAAACAAAGAGATATTATAACGAAGTTAAATAAAGTTAGGGTTGCAAATGGTATGAAGCCACTAAGAGAAGATTTAACTAAAGAAGAACTAACTGAGGATTTACGAAAGTGGTTCGGTAAAGGAAAGACTGGTTCTACCAAAGGTGGTGGTTGGGATAGATACAGTTCTACTGGTAAGAAGTTAGGTAAATGTGGTGATGGAGAAAAGGGAGATGCTTATGCAGCTTGTTTATCAAAAGAGAAAGCAGCTAAGTTAGGACCTAAAGGTAGAGCATCGTTTGTTAATAGAAAAAGAGCTGACCAAAAGAAAGCTGGTGATTCTAAAAAGGGTGGTAATAAAACAAAAGGTAAAAAGCCAACTTATTCAAAAACAAAAGCTAATGAATCATCAATCAACGAAATCCCAATGGGTGATTTAAAAAAGATTGATAAATTTGCAGATAAACAACTAAATCCAGTTGATATAGTTTTAACTGATAGACATTTCTTCGATAGATTAAATGACCCTAGAAATGGAAAAGAAGTTTCAAACGCAGAATTAATTGGATTCTTTAAACGATTGGGAAAAAAGAAAAAAGAATTTGTAAACTTCCTTAATCAATATAATCAAATTGTAGCAAAGGATAATAGAACAAAAATTAATATTCCATTTATGAAACAAGCGAATAAAGTAATCGCTAAAACCATAATGAGAAAAGATGATTTCAAAACATCAGACCCAGAATATAAATTTGAAAAATTAGATAAAGAAAAACTTCAGTATAATGAACCATATGCTTTAAGTGGTGGTATTAGTGAGGGATTACTATTAGAAGGTGGAGCATACGGACATATGAATCATCCATTTGATACAGAAATCAATTTAACTTTCGGACAACTTAAAGATATTGTAAATAAAGCATTAGAAGGAAACTTAGATTTAGCTAGAGAAAAAACCGATGGACAGGCATTAGCTGTAAGTTGGAGAGATGGTAGGTTAGTTGCTGCAAGAAATAAAGGACACTTAAAAAACAAAGGTGAAAACGCTTTGGATATAAAGGGTGTAGCTACTAAGTTTGCTGGTAGAGGTGAATTGGAAAAAGCATATAACTTTGCTATGAATGATTTATCAAAAGCTATAAAATCACTTTCAGAAAACCAAAGAGATAAAATCTTTAAAGGTGGTGCATGTTTTATGAATTTAGAAGTTATCTATCCAACTTCTGTAAATGTAATACCTTATGGCCAAGCACTACTCGTATTTCATGGGACTATGGAATTCAACGTTGATGGAATTGCCATTGGAGAAAATCAAGAAGCTGCAAGAATACTTGCGGGAATGATTAAACAAGTAAATGCTGATGTACAATCTGCATATACTATTTCTGGTCCTCCAATTAATCAATTACCTAAATCAAAAGATTTAAGAAAACTAAAAGGTTCTTACAATTCTAAAATATCAAAATTACAATCTAAATTCAAATTAAAAGATAATGATGGAATCGCTGATTATCATCAAGCTTTTTGGATGGATTTTGTAAATAAGAAATCTCCAACTAAGTTAGATAACAAAACTCTAATGGGATTAGTTAAGAGATGGGCATTCTATGATAAATCATTTAGATTAGATAAGAAAAATCTATCTGATGTGAAAACAATGGAATGGGCAAAGGGAATTGATAAGAATGACCACGCTAAGATGGCTAAAGATAATATTAGACCATTCGAAGATATCTTCTTAGGTATCGGAGCAGATATACTTTCATTTATGAGTTCAGTATTGGCAGCTAACCCTGATAAAGCAGTTAGGGATATGAAAAAGAGATTGGATAAAACAATCAAAGATGTTAAGAAATCAGGTGATGTTAAGAAAATTAATAAACTTAAATTGGAACTCCAAAGGTTGAACGCTATTGGTGGTACGGATAAGATAGTTCCTAATGAGGGTATCGTATTTGTATATGGTGGTAAGACTTTTAAATTGACTGGAACATTCGCACCCCTCAATCAGATACTCGGTTTATTTTACGAATAGTAAAAAATCCAATACTTATATATATGAATATATAATAGGTTATGGCTGATAAAAAATTTAATAGAAAGTTCATGCACCCAACTCGTAGAAAGTTGGCAGATATGGTACGAACTGGTGAGTACGAAAAAAATACTCAAATCGGATTTTCTGATATCAAAGAAACTAAAACTAAACGTAAGGTTGGTGATATATGGAGTGATTCCGATGGTAACGTTTGGGAACAAAAAGATTTTGGAAAAGTAAAATCATCTAAAATGTCAAACGTATTATCTGAATTACGAAAGCACATTGAAGAATCGCATCAATGTAAATCCGATGAATGTGATGTTAGTGGAAAGTTCTCAAAATCAGATAAAACTCTAATTTCTAAAACTGGATATTGTGCTGGTTGCTTAGCACGAAGAGAGCTAGTTATAAAGCAAGATGGATTATGGAAAGAATATGAAGAATATAGAATATATTCTAATATGGCTGCTTATGGTACTGATGTTTTGGAAAAATGGAATCAAGCTCTTAAAGAAGTATCTAACATTCACGAATATGTAAATGATGATGGTTCAGTAGAACAATGGCAATCGAATGATGATGTTCAAACTTTAAAAGCTCAGATAGAAGCTGATATAGATAATGGTAAAAAAGAACTTACCGATGTTATCGAAAAACGCAATATTGCATATGAGAAATTAAAGGATAAGAATTATGAATTGGTTAAACAAATTTGATTTAAAGACTATACTAATAATGATACTATGTGTAGTATTGTTACTTAGAGGTTGTGGTGATACTGATGAACCCAAAGAAATTGTAAATGTAGGTGGTAAGGATTACGAACTATTAGAACAAAAGATTGATACAGTCTTTGTTAATAAAATTGTAGAAGTACCTAAATATGTACCTAAGTATGTTGATAGAGTTGTTGAAAAGATAGTTGAAATACCAGCAGATGTTGATTCTCTACAAATTATAAAAGATTACTATTCTAAGTTTATAACCAAAGATACTTTAAAACTAACTTATGAGTTTGCTCCTGAAATTGTAATAGATTCTATGGGAACAAAACCCAATCCAACATTAGGATTCGGAGTTATTACAGATACCATCACACAAAATAAAATAGTAAGCAGAGATATTTTATGGAATTTTGAAGTTCCTACAATATACAATACAAAAGTGGTAAAGGAATTACCAAAGAATGAATTCTATTGGGGTATAAATGGAGGATTTAATAAAACTGATGTTATTACAAATGTTGGTGGAGGTTTAATCCTAAAAAGTAAAAAGAATAATTTATATCAATTAGGGTTAGGTATTCAGAATAATTCTAACACTTCACAATTAGTACCATTTGTTAGTGCTGGTATGTATTGGAAGATAGGAAAAAAGAAATAATTTATGGCTAAGCAATCGTTGAAAGATATAATAAAGTTGGAATATCAGAAGTGCGCTTCTGACCCAATTTATTTTATGAAAAAGTATTGTATGATTCAACACCCTGTTAGGGGTAAAATACCTTTTCAACTATATCCATTTCAAGAAGATACTTTAGTTGACTTCAAAGACCATAGATATAATATCATTCTTAAATCAAGACAAACTGGTATCTCAACATTAACCGCAGGATTCTCTTTGTGGAAAATGTTATTTAATCAAGACTTTAATGTTTTAGTTATAGCAACTAAGCAAGAGGTTGCTAAGAACCTTGTAACTAAGGTTAGGGTGATGAATCAATATTTACCATCTTGGTTGAAATTAGAAACAGTAGAAGATAACAAACTATCACTTAGATACTCAAATGGTTCTCAGATAAAGGCAACTTCAGCTGCTGGAGATGCGGGACGTTCGGAAGCACTATCCCTATTAGTATTTGATGAAGCGGCATTTATTGATAAGATTGAGGAGATATGGGTATCGGCACAATCTACATTATCAACTGGGGGTAACGCTATTGTATTATCAACTCCAAATGGTGTAGGTAATTGGTATCACAAAACTTGGGTAGGTGCTGAAGAAGGTAGAAACGATTTCAATACAATTAGATTACATTGGACAGTTCACCCAGAAAGAGACCAGAGTTGGAGAGATGAGCAAGAAAGATTATTAGGTCCAAAGGGAGCAGCACAAGAGTGTGATTGTGATTTTGTATCTTCTGGTGATTCGGTTATTGACCCACAACTTCTACAATTCTATAAAGAAACTTATGTACAAGACCCTATTGAGAAAACTGGATTCGATGGTAATCTTTGGAAATGGGAATTTGCTGATTATAGTAAATCATACATAGTTGTAGCGGATGTTGCCCGAGGGGATTCTTCGGATTTCTCTACGGCTCATGTAATAGATGTAGTTGCATCTAATCAAGTAGCTGAATATAAGGGTAAGTTGGATACAAAGGATTTTGGAAACTTCTTAGTAGCATTATCAACTGAATATAATCAAGCGTTATTGGTAATTGAAAATGCAAATATTGGTTGGGCTGCTATACAACAAGTTATTGATAGAAATTATGGAAATTTATATTATACTGAGAAGGATATAAAATATGTAGATGCTGGAAATCAGTTTAGTAATAAATATCGTTCACAAGATAGAAATCAAGTAGCAGGATTTTCAACTACTTCAAGAACAAGACCTTTGATTATTTCTAAATTAGAAGAATACATTAGAGATAAATCAATAACAATACGTTCAGTAAGAACAATAGATGAAATGTTTACCTTTATATGGAATAATGGTAGAGCTGAAGCTATGAGGGGTTATAACGATGATTTAGTTATGGCTCTTGCAATAGGATTGTGGGTAAGGGATACTGCTCTTAGATTAAGACAAGAAGGTGTTGATTTAACCAAACAAGCAATTAACAGTATTTCATCTCATACTTATACTGGTATATATGGTGGTAATGATAACGAGGATAATCCTTGGAAAATGGATATCGGTGATGGTACCCATGAGGACCTAACAAATTGGTTATAAATCAATTTTGTTATATTTATATAGTATAAGATTTATTATGGAAAACACAACTAAAGAACTTTTTGAAGATTTTACAAATCAATTTAAAGATGATATCTTTGAATATGATGTAGAAAACCACGATGATTTGGTAGAATTCTTAGAATTTATAAAAGAATATAAGTCTGATGTAAACGAAGCTGAATATCAAGGTAGAGATGTCAAGCTAAATAAACCAATGAGAGGTGATGTTAAGAAGTTTAAAGTGTATGTAAAAAACCCAAAGGGAAATGTTGTAAAGGTAAACTTTGGACATGGTGGAACATCGGCTAAGAAAGCTGGTGAGAAAACTATGAAAATAAAGAAATCAAATCCAGATAGAAAAAAGGCTTTTAGAGCTAGGCATAATTGTGATAGTCCTGGTCCAAGAACTGGAGCTAGATATTGGAGTTGTAAAGCGTGGTAAATAAATTAGGATATATTAATAATTTTTCGTATCTTAGGGAGATTATTAAATAAACAAAAGCAAAATGGCAGAACAACAAAATAGTTCATTTTTTAATAAGTTAAGTAAACTTTTCTCATCCCAAGCGGTAGTAGTCGTTGATAAGGATGGAAAACGAACTATCAAGGATACAGATGATAGGCAACAGGGTAGTACTAACTTAATGAATTTAAGAGATAGGTACACTAAATTACAACGTTCATTCTATGGTGACCAAATGGCAGCTCAATCAATGGCATACCATCAAGTTCGTAGAGAATTATTCAGAGATTATGATGCAATGGATAATGACCCTATCATATCATCAGCATTAGATATATACTCAGATGAATCAACATTAAAAAATGAATTTGGTGATGTTATTCAAATCAAAACTCAAAACGAAAAAGTAAAAGAATTATTAGAAAACCTTTTCTATGATATTCTAAACTTAGAATTTAACTTATGGGCATGGACTCGTAATATGGTTAAGTATGGTGATTTCTTTTTAGCTATGGAAATAGCTCCAGGTAAAGGAATCATAAATGTACAACCACTTCCAGTTTACGAAACTGAAAGATTAGAGAATACTGACCCAAACAATCCTAACTATGTAAAGTTTAAAGTAAATCACGACCCAATTGGTAAAGGTGAGTATGAGAACTATGAAATAGTACATTTCAGATTGTTATCAGATACAAACTTCCTTCCTTATGGAAAGGCAATGATTGAAAATGGTAGAAGAATTTGGAAACAAGTTTCTCTTATGGAAGATGCTATGTTAATTCATAGAATTATGAGAGCACCGGATAAGAGAGTTTTCAAAATTGATATTGGTAATATTCCACCAACTGAGGTTGATAACTATATGCAAAAGATTATCAACAAAATGAAGAAAGTTCCATTTATGGATAAGAATACTGGTGATTACAATCTAAAGTATAATATTCAAAACTTAACTGAAGATTTCTTCTTACCTGTTAGGGGTGGTGATAGCGGAACCGAAATAGATACATTAGGTGGATTACAATATACAGCTATTGAAGATATTGATTACCTAAAGAATAAACTATTTGCAGCTCTAAAGATTCCAAAAGCATATTTGGGATATGATGAGAATGTAAATGGTAAAGCAACTCTTGCTGCAGAAGATGTAAGATTTGCAAGAACAATCGAAAGAATACAAAGAACTTTAGTATCTGAACTTACTAAGTTAGCAGTTGTACATTTATCAGCTCAAGGAATTGAAGGACCTGAAATGGTTGATTTTGAATTGAATTTGGTTAATCCATCTACAATATATGAGCAGGAAAAGGTAAACTTATGGAGTGAAAAAGTTAGATTAGTTTCCGATATCCAACAATTGAATATGATTTCAAAAGAATGGGCATATGAAAATATTTTCAATATGAGCAAGGATGAAATCGATAATCAGAAAATTAATATGATTAATGACTTGAAAGATAGATTCAGATATCGTTCAATCGAAGATGAAGGTTCTGACCCAGCAATGCAAACAGAAGAAACTGATGTAGAGGGTGAATTGGAAGAACTTAAAAATGAATTGAAAAATAAAGGTGGTAGACCTAGAGAAGGAAATACATATGGTAAAGATAAACATCCATATGGAAGAGACCCTTTAGGTGCTAAAGAAAATCAAAAAGCCTTAAAGAAAACTGAAGGTAAAGTTGGTAGACAAGCTAACAAATTAGCTAAAGAATATGTTAATGGTATATCCCCTAAAAAGAAGGTGATAACCGAAAAAACAGATTTTTTAAGTGATGATAATTTGTTAGATGAGGAAAAATTTAATAAATAAAAATAAAGTTATATTTATATACGATAAACTTTCGTATAGGAATATATTATTATAGGGTAAAAAAACGTAATGAAGAGAGTAAAACATTCAAAATTTAAGAATACTGGTATTCTTTTTGAGCTTTTGGTGAGACAAATCACCTTAGAAGTTCTTAATGGTGATACGACTGAAACTGCAAAGACTATAGTAAGCGAGTTCTTTTCATCTAAAACTGAATTGAATAAAGAGTTAAGACTATACGATTTGCTATTAAAAGAGAAGTATAATTCAGAATCAAGAGCTGAAAAGTTTATTGATACCATTAATGAAGCTCATAGTAGAATCAATCAAAAGAATCTACAAAGAGAAAAGTATAATCTAATTAAAAAGATTAATGAATCATTCAATATGGATGAGTTCTTATCTTCACCTATATCAAATTATAAAGTATTAGCATCAATATATAAAGTATTTGAATCTAAGAATTATGAAAACTATGATGTAAAGGATGTATTTAACTCTAAAATTACTTTAATTGAGAATATTACATCAAAGCAATCTAAATTAGTTGAATCATCAACAAAATCAGAAGCTGTAGTTGAATCATACAAAAAGCAAGATAAAGATTTACGTTTACTTACATATAAAATATTAGTAGAAACTTTTAATAAGAAGTATTCTAATCTAAATGAAAGACAAAAAAGTTTATTAAAAGAATATATAAACAATCTATCCAATACAACTGGATTTAAATCTTATATTGAAAAAGAAATTCCTAAAATCATTTCTGAACTTAAATCGTTAGGTAAATCTATAAACGATAAAGTAACCAAAATTAAATTAGCTGAAACCGCATCGGTTTTATCTAAAACAAAAATTGGTAAAGTAGTTTCTGATAACCACGTTTCATCATTAATGATTTCATATGAATTAATCAAAGAGTTGAAAAGTAAAGTTAATGGAAAGTAATTTAAAGAAATATATCAAAGAACTTATAGCTGAAATCGAACAAGATGAGTTGGATTTAGAAGAAGCAACTACAACTGGTGATATTGCTGGTTATAATACTCCAAACGCATTCAAAGATACCGATGGTACTGATGAGGATGAGGAGAATGATGATAAGTTTGTAGATAAATTAGCTAAATCTACTGGATACGAAAGAGTTGATGAAAATCGTTGGCAAGAATTAAGAAAAGATGAATCCTCACCAAAACAAAAAATTGGTAGAGGAATTTCAGGTGTTAACAAACAGCTTTCTGAGATAGAAAAATTTGTAGGTTGGTATGGTAAGATTAAAAAAGAGGGAGGATTAGAATCTGACCAATATTGGAAACGTACTCAAAAAAACCTAACTAAAATCAGAGAACGATTAAATCGTATCGCAACATCAATACAAAACTTTTAATAGGAACCCATAACTATGAGCATTACTAAAGAGCAAATTAAAGAAACTTTAAAGACCGTTATGGCTGAGGAAGCTAATTATAAAGCATTCTTCAAAAAGGCATTAGAAAAAGCTGGAAAATCTATTCCATCAATGTCTGATGAAGAAAAGAAAAAGTTCTTCAATAAGATTGATTCTGCTTGGGATGGTAAGGGTGAAAAGAACGAAGGTAATGCCTTTGGTGCTGCTGTTACTAAAGCTAAGAAAGATGGTGATGATGAATTTGAAGTAGATGGTAAAACTTATAAAGTAGAAGAATCTCATTCCGATTGTGGATGTGGGTGTGGTGGATGTTCCACTTCAGCTAATGTAGTTAGTGAATTTAAAAACACATTATCAAAAGAATTACAATTTGAGGTAACTACGTTTTTAGATAAACCAAATATGGATACTAAATTAGATAATGTTTTAGAAATTAAAGATGTAATTAATATTATACTTAATGAAGGTATTAAAAATGTATTAACTGAAAAAGTACAATCTGAATTTACTAAAATTGTTAAACAAACTAAATAATAAAGAACGGAATGAAAAATTTAATTATAGAAACTAATTTGTTTAAAGGTAGCGTTAATGAAGATGCTTCTGGTAGAACATTAGTTAAGGGAGTTCTTCAACGTTCTGGTGCTGAAAATCAAAATGGAAGAGTGTACCCAAAAAATATATTAGAAAGAGAAGTAACAAAGTATCAACAATTAATAAAAGAAAGAAGAGCATTGGGTGAGTTAGACCATCCTGATTCTTCTGTAATTAATTTAAAGAATGTATCTCATAACGTAAGAGAAGTACATTGGGAAGGTGATGATGTAGTTGGTACAGTTGAAATATTACCTACACCATCTGGTAATATATTAAAAGAATTATTAAGAGCTGGAATCCTTTTAGGTATCTCATCAAGAGGTATGGGTTCGGTTAGTAATATCGGTGAAGGTAAAGTAGAAGTAGGAACGGATTTCGAACTAATTGGTTGGGATTTCGTATCTAATCCATCTACACATGGTGCATTTATGACTCCAATGAACGAATCGGTAGTAAAGAACATTGGTACTGATGTTTGTGGAGATTTTTGTAAAGCAGAAAGTTTAATGAGAGAAATTATAACGGAATTATCATAATGAAAAAAGGATTTGACATATACAAATACGTTACCGAAAACACAATAGAATTTAAAGTAGATTCTAAGAAAGGTACGAGCGTAAGTAAAGGATACAATGATATCCGTAAAACAAACATAAACGATGTAAAGATTGTTGATGGTAAATTCAGTTTGACTGAATCGTTAGAAGCTAACAAACCATTATCTAATGAAGTAAAGAAACACTTCTTAGAAATAATTTCTACATATAAGAGCTTTAATGAACAAATGCAAAGAAAATCTGATATCGTTGAGATAGCAGAAACATTAGGTGGAATCGTAGAAGCAGCTAAAACATTAACTCTTTCAGAATCAGATGATTGGTTTGATAAAGTAACTATCAAACGTAATATGAGTGAGTTGGAGAAGTTGGATAAATCATTTGATAAGATTTCTACTGAAGCTAGGCAAATGGATGAAAGATTAAATGCGTTATATGAGGATATGGGAAATATTCTAAATAGATATTATGAGATGGCTGATTTAGATATCGATGAAGCTAAAAAACGTTTAGGAAAAAATAAATAATATTATGATTAAATTAAGTGATTTATTGTTCGAAGATAAAACGTTTACCGCTATAAATAAAGCTAGTGGTGAAACGTCTGTTTTCAAATCAAAAGATAGCAGAGATGCGGCTGTAAAAGCTGGTACTCATGATAAAAGTGAAAAAGAGGCAGAGAAGGGAGGTGATTCTGCCGGTAAGAAAGAGAAACCTAATATGTTCTCTAAAGATACCGGTTATGATGCATCTGATGCAAAATCGGATGAACCCAAATCAGAACCATCTAAATATGATGATGCATCTTTTTGGAAAGATGATGAAAAGGATGATTCTACTGGTATTGACCACTATGATGGAGATACAGGTGATTTTTACGATGATGGTGATGATATTGGTGGACGTTCGGATGCTACACAACAAACAACACAAAGATTAGATAAGATAGATAAGGCACTTGATGATGAATTGAAGTTAAACAAAAGAGGATTCAGTATGAATCGTTCAAGCGCCGGAGGCGGTGGTGGATTCGAAGGACCTCTTGAAATCTCTCATGAAGATGCTGATTTTGATAATCCAGAAAAGGTTGCTCAGTTATCAATAGGTAGTGGAGAACAAAACGGAAAATTCACAATTGGATTTACAAACTTAGATGGTGAACCACTTTTTAATGATGATTATTCATTAACTGATGATGATTTCGAACCACAAGCAGCTCATAAGATGGCAAAGGCTATAATGAAGATGCCTGAGGTTGAAAAATTACTTAAAGGTGAATTATCAATTGAGAAGTTTGCACCTATGTATGATAAATTAAAATCTAAATTTAATAAATCAACCGAAGAAGAACCTAAATCAGAACCTAAATCAGAACCTACTAAAGATTCAACTAAAGAAAGAGCTGGTAACCCTAAAGTAAATAAAGTTGTTAGTGGTAAAGCAAAGAAGTTAGGAATCACTCCACAAAAATTAGGTAAAGAAGAATACGAAAGTAGAATGAGTAAGGCAGCTGTTGAAGCTCTAACTGATGCAAACTTTCATTCTGAAGCTAGAAAACTAATTTCAGTATTAGAAGATAATCCTGATTTTGCTAATGACCCTAATAAAGACCCAAATAAACCAGACCCATTTGACCAACCAGATGAATATGATGAGTGGAGAGCTAATAGTGTATATGCTTCTACGTTCTACGATTCAGCAGAAGGTACTGATGATATCGCTCATTCAGCAACTGGAGAATCTGGATGGGATGGGATTGAATCATTGGATGCTATTGCATATGATTTGAAAATGAATGGTAGTAAGAAATTAGCTGCTAAACTACAATCTATATTTGAAGGAACTACTAAAAAAGGTTTTAAAAACCATCGTTTAAAAAACTTAATGTAATAAGATGCCTGCACAATCTCAACAACAACAAAAGTTATTTGGATTAGCATTAGCATTCAAAAGAGGTGAAGTTAAATCTTCAGAGGTTTCAGATGAAATAAAAGGAATAGCTGATAGAATGAGTGAAAAGGAAATAGAAGATTTCGCAAAAACAACACATAAAGGATTACCAAAGATGAAAGAACAACTTAGAAAAATCGTAAGAGAGATAATGAGAGAACAATGTATCTCTGAAATAAACGAAGAATCAGTAAACGAATCAGCTAGTAAAGAAGCAATGGGAATTGCTGCACTAACTGGGACAAGAGGTTCGGCTGTTGAAGATTTTATTAACAAACATGAATTGGATGGAGGTAAGTTATTCAGAAGTATTAAAAAGGCAAACCTACGAGGTAGATTAAATTTTGTATCTGCATTAGCTGGTAAAGATGGTAATCCAA